CTGTCAAAATCTCTAGTTAAAGCACTTATCTTTACTTGTAAAGTATTATCTGACATTCTCTTTTAGTTTCTTTTCTTTAAAATATTGTTCCTGTGCTGCCTTCATAGCATCTTGCATTTTAGTATTTACAACTACATTTTGTTTTTTACCGATACCCCAAAATAACTCTTTTGTTTTAGGTAGCTTTTTAGGGTTTGCGTGTGAACCTATTAACGCAGCCCAAGCTATTTCACGCGCCCTTAAGTCTTCTCTTTCTTGTATTCTATTATAACCGTGTGCTCTAATTTGGAACTCCGCCCAAGTCATATCATTAACGTAATTTAGACTTGAGCAATTGAGCTCCATCAAAGCAAAAGAAATAACATCAGCACCCCAATCTATTTTTTTTTTGGAGTGTTCTTTTTTGTTGAAGTGCTAACCTCTTCTTTTGGAATATCCTTAGTCATACTATTTGTAAACGCTTCTAAGAACCTTTCAACTGATTTTGATGTAATACCACCGTCAGCATCTATAAAATCTATAAAATCGTATATTGTATAACTAAATTCTTCACCTTTTCGCTCACTAGCGTACTTTGCAGCACCGTGCATTATTATAGGGATCATTTTAAATGGATTTTTTGATACACCTTGCATCATTTCGTTAATTTCCATATCTAAACCCCCTAATAATTCACCTAAAAACCCCATACCGAAATGAAATTCAAATTTTGTTTTGTGAACTGTAATTATTGTGTTACTATTAATCATTTCTTTTGCTTTTTAAATTATTAATATTATACTGGGTCTGTAGTTACAATTTCACCACTACCTGCTAATGTGCAGCTAAATGTAGCTAATTCATCACCAGCTCCTGCATCCAAACTTAAATCACCAATTATTGCAGTTCCAAAATATGCAACCGTTCCTGCTAATCCAGAATCTAGCTTCCAAGTTACACTAGTTCCTAGAATAGTAAATAAATAATCATGTGATGCTTTAGTTAAAGCTCCTGTAATAGCTGTTGTAGTGTCAATGTATTGACCCTCTGCTGAAATATCATAACTCATTGTACCAGCATCTTTAATAGTAACGCCCGGGTCACATTTAGTTTGACTTTCAATAATTGATTGCGTTTGTGATAAACTATTTGAAGTTAAACACGCAAGAGGTCTGTAAATTGTTCCATCATGAACGTAAAGTATTAGGTCTTCACCTTTGATAAATGTACTCATTGTTTTCTGTATTTATTATTAATTAATTAAAAATTCTATTCTCATTAGTTTTCTGTATATAATCTCATTTTGTGTTTCGCTGACTAAATCATTAGGGAAACTTTGCGATTGTGTGACTATTGTTAAACCACTCGCAACATCTAACGTTAAATTGTCCGTAACTTCTCTAACTTTGTCTAGTATGTCATCAGCTAAAAGCCTTGAACCCGTATTACCGCTTATACTATAGCGTGTTATAATATCTATTAAAATACTACTTTCCCAGCGATAACCACACTTAACACTTTTATCAACTTCATTAGATTGTGTAGATAAAATTATGTAATTGTCTTTTGCTTGACTTGTTGCTTTAGTATCATAACACAATATTGTTTTTGTATTTACAACAATACCATTAACAGCTGTAAAAATTGCTTTTCGTATGTATTTATCTGGTAGTGCTTTAATCATTGAATTTGCTATTTAATTCTTTTATTTTGTCCTTTAAATATTTGTTATATAATTTAGAACCTATTTTAAATGCTGGATACATAAAAGGGTGTGGTTTTATATTAACTTGTTTTACACCTTTACCTTTAAATTTAGCAGCTATTCGTTCCCAACCGTCAGGAATATTTACCAATCCGCCCGTTCCAAACTCTTGAAATGCTGAATATTTAGCATAAGCTGTAACTTTATAACTTAATTTGTATTCCTTTTCTGTTTTTATACTTTGTCTTAATGTACCGTCATCAATTGGTGATAATCTTTTTGCAACTCCTTCTATTTCTTGAGCACTTAATTTAGTAATAGAATCAAACTCTTTTACAGCATCATTCTTATACTTATTTAAAGCAGCCCTTAAGGCTTTTGCGTTTTTTACTTCTAATCTTATCACCTATGCGTTATTACTTTCTTTTGTTGCTATGAACTGTATTATATTATCTTCAAAATTAACGTTCGTAGGATAGCTTTTAATGATGTATTTCTCACTTCTATACTTGATATACATTGTTTGCAAATCATACGTTAAATCGTTTCTTTTACGTACTGTGATAACTATACTATTACTAGCATCTAATAAACCTAAATCAGTAATTAAATTGCTATTACTTTTTAACGTTTTTAAATTTGCCCAGCTAGTTTTAAGTAAAACCTCCGAAACTGTATTACCTCCATAACTATCTGCAACTACTGATGTTTGCCATATTTCAACTCGTTTATTAAAGGCTCTACTACTCATTATAATATGAATCTTTTATATTGGTTTAACGCTTGTTTGTTTAATGGTGAAATATCCGCCATTGTTTTACCGCTTTCTTTACCGAAATAATAGATACCTATAATCTCATAGGCTACTTCTAGCAGTTCATTAGGTATATTATTAGTTGAAGCATAACCAACGTTAATAGATACCAATTCATTACCACTCCCATCCGTTAAATTAGTGTGTAATGTTTTATTTTCTATTGTATCATAGTCAGCTTCAATAGGTAGTGTATAGCTATTAATAGGATAGTCGTAAATACGTACTTTACCGTCTATTAATCTAAAATCTTTATCTCTTGCAAATAAAATGTAATTTGTATAATTTTCAACATAAGACAAAGCACCGTTAATCATTCTAGTAATTTGCGCATCATCTTCTGTTAAGTCATCATCTAATCTTAGATAAACTTTTGCATCTGCTAACGATATGATGTCTAAATATGCCATTATTTTTTATTTTGTTTTGCTTTTTGTACTTCTAAATATTCTTTTATATCTTGTCTTTTACCTTTATATTCATTACCTACAAAATAGGTTTTTTTTTCTTTAATACAGTAAAATTGTTTTATAACTTTCATAATTTTTTGTTTTTTAATAACACCCCCTAATAAAAGAGGGTGTATAATTATTAATTAATACTACTATACAGCAGTAAAATCACCATAAACAATACTTAGCTTATCTTCAACAGCTAAACCAACTTGAGCTTCAATTCTTGCAGTAATGTTGTTCTTAACAAAGTTTGTTCCCTCTTCTTCGCTAAAATCTAAAGAAAGACCCTCGGTAGTTACTTTATTAATTCTACTCCAATCTGCAACAAAGTATTTATTAGCAGTCATCCAAGTAGCTTTAACTAAAGGAATACCGTTAATTCTTAATACTCCGCCATCTTGTGTTACAACACCCGGTAGTCCATACCCAGCTCCTGTAGATTTTTCAGTCAATAAGATATTCCAGTAATCAGCAGGTGTAACTACAATTGCATTTACATTTCTGTCTAAACCGTCTAATGTAGCAATCTCATTCACTAACATTTCAATCTTATTCTTACCTGTAATGATTTGAACAGATGCTGTTGCTTCCGTTGCTAAAATAGTGTTAAAAGCAGCGTTTTCAGCTTTTGAATAATCTCTTCGTAAAGCATTAGGAATAAATGACTCTAAGTAAGGAAGGTTATTTTTCATTTTCTTAGAGTATCTTGCAAAACCAGCTAAGAAATCAGTTGTTAAATCAACAGCTGTAAAATCATAATCAATTTGAGTTTTACTAGCGCCCTCTGTTCTAACAGCAATAGACCCCTCACTAACAGCTTCACGAATAAACGTATAAGTACCACCATCAATCATTACATTACCAGCTAAATCACTAACATTAACTTTTTGATTTGGAAACTTAACAACATCAAAATTGTAATCTCTAGGACTATCACCTGTAAGATTAGCAACTACCATATCACCAACGACTTTAACTTCTAAAGCGTTTCCTTTTCCAACTTTCTCTAATTTAGTAAAATTTTCTGTAATAGCACCTTTAATTACATCACCTTGAGCAGCGTCTTTTTTACCTTTCTCTTGTAATTTAACATCTAATTTGTCAGCGTGTGCTTGGATAGCATCTAACTTTAATTGCATATCATCTTGAACAGCTTTAACAGCTACTTCAATACTTTCTTTGTTCTTTGTTTCAAACGCTTCAATTGCGTTCTTTACTTCTTCTTTAGACTTACCCTCTAATTTAGTGGTTAAAGCCTCTAATTGTTCTTTTAATTCCATTATTTTAATGTGTTTAAAAATTTATTAATTATTTCACTATCTGTAATTAGCGGCTTATCTGTTGGAGTGATTGTTTCAATCGGCTCTTTTTTAGAAAGTGCTATTAATACTTCTTCTATTTGTTTTAATCTTGTATCTGAGTAATCTAAATTATAAGACTTCTCTATTAATTCCATTATACCGTAATGGCTCTTAATTCCTTTTATATCTTGTACGGTGCTTAATTCATTAGCCGCCCAACTAGATAGGAATGAGTATTCCATTAGTTTGTATTCACTTATAATAGCTTTGTTTTTAGCATCTCTATTAATAACCTGATAACCTATACTTAATTCAGCATTCAAACCGTTATCGTGCATTAATTTAACATCTGTGAACATATCCTTTCCTAAAGGTTTATTCATATTAAATTGCGTTGTAGTTAATAAACCGTACGTATCTTTAGTGTTTATATTTAAAGGCACTCCTATCATTTTTGTAGGGTTGTGGTCTTTTAGTACTCTAATACGTTTGTAATTCTCGTTTACTGTTTTATCAAAGCTACCTTTGGCTGAAATATCACCATCACTATCTTTAAAATCGTATGCGTTGGCATAAGCTATAATTACACCTTTGTTTTCATCTAGTTCTTTTAAATCGTATGAGATTTGTTTAAAATCCATTATATTATTTTTTAGTTAATTATTCTTATCAATCCGCCGTTAGCATCTTTCTTTGGTACTACTGCAACCGTACATCTACAGTTAACAACATTTGCAGCACTTCCGTTAGGGTCGCCCGGGTACATTAAACTTTCACCTCCAACGCTAAACGGTGACTTTTCAGGTCTTTTTTGTCCGTTTGTACTGCTGTGGTCATCTCTAGTACGTGCATCCATAGCACTTATCCAAAGTTTTTCCATTACATAACCACTTACAGACCCTGCTTGTACTGCTGAATAATTAGCGGCTGCTGTTGTTTCAGTACGTGCTATTCTTTTCGCTTGCCAACGATAAAAACGAGGGCTTTTCATCACCTTAAATACCTCCGCTGTGGTTTCTTTTAACGTTTTACCGTCTTTTAAACGTTGGTTAAACATATTAAATATATCAGTTAAATACGTTTGATGTATCTGTTGTATTCTAGTTACACCGTATGTGTTTAAAAATAAAGGTAGGTTTTGCTCGAATAACTCCATAAATTCGGGTATTGTAAAGTCCTTTCTTAATTCCCCGTTTATATCTTTACCTACTCTATTACCGTGTATTGAGCCAATACTAAAATAGATTGAATGATACGTATCAAACATATCTTCGCTATCTATATTATCAATTAACTGCTTATTGATATTATTCTCATTAAAATCTAATGCAAATACTTTGTTATTCCACTTATTAAATTGTTTGCGTAACGTTTTAAAGGCTCTTTTTTCATAGCTTGTATGGTATTTTAACCATTTACTCCTATATTTCGTTATACTAGCCATGATTATATTGAGTTTTTACAATGGTTTTTATCTATAAAATTCAAAAAGTTACACAACCTTAAACCTCCTTTTGTAAGTGTTTTATCACGTTCATTAATTCCTAAAACTCTGCTAATTGTATCTTTATATTTACCAAACTTATAACCTTCATATTGCAGAATTCTATTCGCTGGAAATTGCAATAAGACATTCAACATCATATCAATTAATATAGCAACGCTTTTAAAAACATCGCCAAATATTGCCAAACTTTTAAAGAATTTACGCTTGTAAAATAAACCTATTAGAGTTTCTATAATTCCCCAAATAGCCAACGGTACAAATGCTATAACCGAAATACTAAATAAT